AATTGACTGACTGCCCTATTCAGCCATGCCTTCTCTACGTGAAACTCCTCGATAAGCTCATCAACTGAATAAGCCAAGTCGGGTTTAGCCGACAGAAAGTTAACTATCTGTTCTTTCAACGTCTCGAGAGGATTCATCGATTATCACCATAGCCTCAATCTTTCCCAACGAAATATGCTTTCTCATAAACGCTAAATCTTTCTTCAGAATTCTCTTCACCTTAAAAGCAGGTACTTTCTTCGTACGTGCATTATCACACACAGCATTATAAAGGTCGATAATCTTAACGTTAGGTACGCGTGGTAGCATCTCACCGAGCTTACAGCTCCCACACTTAAAGAGTACTAACCTGCCATGTCCCTTTATCTCAGCATACATCGTCTGATTGAAACACCACGGACACGGCCAAGGACCTGCACTAATAGCCCTCCTCCAGCGCATCGAGCGTTCTCTCATCAGCCTCTTCTTCAATCCTGGGATTTTCGACCTCCTACCCAATGTAGCTCACCTTGTGATGCTTACCATAAGTATGCTGAATACGCGATTTCACGTACGTTTGAATCTGTGCGGCGAAATTCGCCATATCCTGCATTGTCATCACTACTTTCGGCTTTATCTCAATCTTGAAAGAAATCTGTCCGACAACATGATGTACCGTACCACATCCCGGACAGGTCATTTGCTTAACGTCCACGTCTAAATCCGTAGAGATTAGTAAGCCGCATCGTTGACACTTTACTTGCATCTTTCAACTTCTCCTTTAGAGCCTCTTTATCTGGCGCTGAAATAGTAACCCCACACGGACAGATGAACACAACATACCCTGAGCGTTTTCTTCGTACTTTACCTTCACCACCACACGACGGACAGCCTAACCTCGGACTATGTTTCAACCTTTCGCGGGGCATCTCGGGTCACCTCGAAACATACATCCGGTACGTTTACAATGTCCTTCTTTATCTGTCCTCCAATTAGGCAATATCGGGCACTTCTGTCCGTAATCCCACGGAGTAAACTTTCTCGTCGAACCCTTCCGTTGTGGTACGTCAGACAACTTTCTATAATGTTCGAGCTTCATAGGCAACTATTTCCTCGCTCCTTTACTCTTATTCACTGGCTTCTCCGGTGGTCCGTACCAGAATCTCTTGCCATCATACAGGCGCGATAGCTTACCTTCCTCTACGAGCTTATCCAAGGCATTCTTCGTACGATACTGTCCAACTCTCTTATCAACGAGTTGCTTGCTCTCCCAGACTTCCTTCACGGTATAAGCCAATCCCGTCTCCGTAATCTTCTTCGCAACTGTATCCCAGCCTTCCGTAATCTTCCGCCCGCCTCGTCGTTCTTCAACAGATTGCAGTTGTCTAAACTCTTCTAAACTTTTTGGCAACCGTCTTCACCTCCTCTCTGCCTCAAAACCACCAAAATCTCTTCTCTCGTTTTGGCAAGGGTCCGATGTACATGTAGTATTGTTTTCCATGGTCCTCGTGATACCGTATATCAATCACTCCGAGTCTTTCACCTTTCTCTAGCAGAGCTCTAATCTTGTTGACGTGCAAATTCGGTAGCTGTTCTTTGATGTCTGCAACGCTCGGAACTAATCCATGTATCGCTGCAGTTCTTGCAACCTCAATGACAGACAGATAGTCGTCGTTTACGATTTCTACATTTTCCAACCTATCACCACCTGTGGGCGAACTGGAGGTCTGTGTAATGCTTATCGCAAGCACACTGATTCCCGACTCTATGTTTTAGCCTCTCAGTCCTTTACCCGCATCCTGCTAACTCATTGTTAAGTATCGAGCAGAGCAAATTATCTGCTGGCAATCTCTCAACATATGTTTTCGATTGCACAATGATTCTACGTGCTTCCAACAGCTTGTTTCGTATAACCATCGGTACGTCTGCCTCACGAGCAAAATCTATCGCTCGTTCAACTTCCATAAGCAAGTATTTTTTCTTCTTCGGTGCTTCTCCGCAGCAGTGTTCTCTCGCTGTCGAAATTTTCCGATACAATAGCTCGAAGATTGTTTTCATGTTCTCACCATACCTATAATCGAGGTGAACTCCAAAGGAGGGATAAAACCTTCTATCTTCTGTCGGCGGGAGTCGTCAGACGCTTTATTAAATACCAGCCTAGGAATATCACACCTATGGCCAGTATCGCTTGCGTCTCTATCGACAGGCCGAAGAAGAAGTTGAACGCTTGGTTTAGCAAGTCGTCCAATAGAGCTCACCTCCCGTCCTGTTAGGACCGTCATACTTCTCCGAACTCCTTAACAGTCTTTAGCTCGTCAGACTCTATGATTCCGAGTGCTAATAGGATATCTACTACCGAAACAGCCGTTATGTGCTTATCATCACTGCTAAGTGCCTCAAGTCTCCATTTCAATTCTCTAATCGACGTGACATTTTCTAAGACATCCAGCTGAATCTCTTTCTTCAGCATATCTCCAATTGGTGTTCGTATGACCAAATATCTCACGAATTCACCTCCGCTCTATGGAATTTAGACCTTTATTATTCTTCACCTTCGGTCGTGGTTTGCCTCTAATCTTCCTCATCATTTCCTTATGTGCAGACCAATGTTCTGTCATCATGAGTTCAACTATCGGTCCGCAACTTAAGTCTGTTTTTAGCACTTCGATATCCCAACCTTTCGGAAAGACCATTAGAATTGCCCCTTGTAACCAGCATTCCGTATTAAGCGACGTAGGTTATCTCTCGCCTCGCTTACTAACCGTATTTTCTCTATACCAGTCGAAGGCTGTAATACAAGACTCAATTTCCTCTCGACAGCAAACAAATCTTCCATTGCTACTTCCATCAGCTCATCTCCAATATGATATTCCAGATTACCTCAGGACTAGGTGCATCAAGAGTCATCCGTCGGATGTTCATCTCGACGACTGCAACTAACTTCTGTGGACTATCTTCTGCTGGCTTAGTGAGCGACCAGTAAAATCTCGGTCCTGCTCTCAGACTTCTCTCAGTATCCTGTATTAAATACAGGTCTCTTACTCTCGTCATGTTTATCCCCACGTAACTATGTGTTTCGTAACGAATGGTTTAAGTTTCTCCCATACAGTCATCAGTTGGGATTCAGTAACACCCTCCCACTCATGTTCTAAGATAGTTTTCTCGAAAGCCTCAAAATCATGCTCTACATTCTCATCTGTCGTTATCATGTAGTCTCCCTCACAACACTGTCCGTCGATAACCATTATGCAATCTGCAATTAATTGCGACAACGTGTCGTAGTCCGATGTGTCTGCAATTAAGTCATGGTCTTGTAGTAGCTCAAGAAACTTCTGTACGTCGGACTTCAAACACAAGCAGATGGATTGTTTGCCATTCTGATTGATATTCGCAATACTTTCCTCATATTTCATATCGCTCACCTCGGTTTACACACTATCTCGGGTATATTCTCCACATGTTCTGGAACGACTTTTGTATGATATATTATCGAGCAACCTTTCGGTAGCTGTCCATATAGATGAATGTCAACGCCATCCATCTGTCCGTCGAAATCGATATGCTTACCTGTATGGTCGGGAGTCTTACGAAACTTTACACGGAATTCCTTACATATTTTCCGCGCTTCTTCTGAACCTCCGCGAAATAGAAGCCCCAAACCACCGCAATTCATATCGACTTCAATTCCTGCTCTGATGAGTTTTCGTGCGGCATTATGGGCCGAATTAATCTTATTTTGCAAGTGTTCCAGTCTTTCCAAATATCGTTTCAGCGAACGTTCTACTTCTTCTTCAGTTTTCATCCTTTCACCTCCTTATTGCATTTAGCTTCTTCTATACTCTCATCACCTGTCCGCCTAAGCCGGTTCTTGCTGATAAAATGAAAACCTTTACTCCGTTATCTCTAATTCCAGAATACAGTACAACGCCTGCTTTGATTCCTCTCTCACCAAAATACCGGTCGATATTATACCTTCGGCTCTCAATCTTTTCCAACGTACCATTATTTTTGCATTCGTCTCTTATGAGCCGCGCTTGTGCTAAATTCTTAGTCACTAGCCAATATCGTACGTCATATTGTTCTATTACTAGCTCTCGTTCTTTACGATATCGTTCGCGTTCTTCATATGCATTCGTCAAACTGAATTCAACTCCTGTGCTCTATTCTGGTCGTTATTAAACGATTGCTTCTCGTCCTGTCGCTTTCTCCACTTCCATGCATTGGCGCGTGCTTTCTTTACTCTCTCAAGAGTCGTCTTATCAAACTCTAGTCCTTTCAACTCTTTCATAGTCTTCGGCAAGTTCATTCACCTAAATAAAGTTCTCTACGTTGCAACTCTTTACGACATTCATCGAACAGTACATCAAAATATCGTTGTTCTTCCTCATCTAGCGGTCGAATTGCAAACTGTAATGCGTCCCATAGCCCTTGCAACTGGGCGTTTGTGTAGCTTCGTACACGTTTGCGAGTTGTATCTTCACTCTTATCTACTGCTTGCGTTTGCTTCATTTCGTCACCAGCATGATCGTCAACCCATGCGGATATCTGCGTACACCTGTTGCCATTACAATAATTGCCGTATCGTTCGCTTGAAATCGCTTCCGTTCCCAACGTTCGAGAATCTCAACATCGAGTTGTGTCTCTGGAATCAATTGTATACCGTCCTCATGGAGTACATACCGTTTTCACCTTCGTGTTCCTCTCGTTCAAATTTTCGTATGATATTATTACCCGCTCAACTTATTTAAAACTTTCGGTCACTACTCAACAGCCGTCTGCAACAGTTCTTCCTCAGTAGGCTGTCGAAACGTTGCAAGATACTCACGATAACATTCCACGCAATAAGCTTTACCATCAGGTCCTTCGAATACTGCAACATGAGGACAGTCAGGATAATTCTCACATCGTACTATCGCCATTTGTTTCTGTTCGATAGTTTTCTGTATAATAACCTGTGTTTTCGAAGACACCTTCTTTAACGGTCGCTTACACATCGGGCAATACTTTGGATCCTCTACTCTCGGTTCCCATTTATGTCCACAGTGTGGACAGGTTATCTCATTCTGTGGTTTAATTTCCTCTGTCATGTGTCGATCACCTCGTTGTAGTCTTTAGATATCTTTTCCTCGTTCGAGTATAAATATTTTGTGGTTTGATGATGATGATTATGATGATGATCAGGTTATAGTGGTTACACGTGGTTGAAGGTAATAATAATCATCATCATCATCCGTATACCAAATATATAGAGGTATGCATTATTCACAAGACAATAGATTATGTGAAATAAACGTGCATATGCTGACTGGAATATACATAACCTGGTTCACGTTGTCGGGTATATGACGTAAGGTTACTTGCGACGCGAGTAAGGTGTTACGAGTCGTGAGATTCATGACTGAAGTCGTACGATATGCGATATGCCATTGAGCTTTGACGAACCCGCAGCCTTGTCGTCGGCATCACGCCCACACCCGCACCCTGCAATGGGACCTAGGCTGGGGTTCGGCACTAAGAAAAGGGGAAGCTGTTGTGTTACTATGTCCTCCTACGGTCTCACTTTTCAGGTGCTCCGTAGTAGAACTTTCCGTCTTGGTAGAGCCTCGTCAATCTTCGACCTGCAACTGCACGATTCAACAATTTCATCGTGCGGAACCTTGACACTTTCTTGTCCACAAGGTTTGTACTTGTGTGTACTTCGCTAACCGTGAAGTATAGACCGCTTTCGAGTATCTTTTGAACTATCGGTGCGAACTCGATTTTCTTGCCTCCAACCTTCTTCACATTTCGTTTGGCATGTGCAAGCTCCTTTAAACTTTTTGGCATGCATTCTCACCTCCGCGCGAATATAGAGTCATACGATACGAGAGCATTTGTGTCGTAAGATTTGCTACACGCATTCGATTCATCCTCAGTTATATAGTCCCCGTAATCCTATATAAATGTTGCGGATTACACCATATCACTTAAGATACATATCATACGTCGTGAGTCGTAAGATAGATTAAACCTCGTCCAGTATATCGCAAGTCATGAGTCTTATATCTCAATTAACAAAAATCGTGTCTTAAGACACACGATACCAGACGAGCGACCTATGTCCCAACTTTTGCCAGTCGAAACTCGACCTGAACGTGCTAACAGTCTTCACTAAGCGAAAGAATTGCTATCAATCCAACATCAATACATCGTAACATCACAACCGCCAACTTTAAATACATGAACAGACAAAATATAAACCAACGGACACTCTAAACAAGGTGACAACTGTTGCCATGTGAAGTTTGCTCGCATCCACGTGCGCTAGCCGTAATGTCGGAAGTCTTCAAAGGCACGATGACTTACATCGAGGCAGCAAAGAAACTTGATCTTCCGGCGGATGCTGTTTGGAAATGTTTTGCAAATCATTGGCAGATTCAAACGAAGGATAATGAAGTTATCCTACAGTTACGGAAAGCTGAGGATATGGATGACTACGTTACTATCCTGAATGAACTTATGCCGAAGTTTATCGAAAAACTAAACACTATCATCGGGATGGATAACTCACCGTCTACGGTCAATTCCATGACGAAGCTCTCCTCGGAGTGTAGAGGTTTGATGCGTGATATTCTTGAGTTTCAAGGTAAGATTGGCCAAAGTCCTCTCATTCAGTTAAACGTTCTTCAAGTACAGATGATGCAACTGACTAACTGGTTGATAAACAACTTGAACCCAGAGGATGCGAGAAGGTTGATGAAAGCTCTTCCTGAGTTGATGAAAGTTGAACAGCCTGAAGCGATTGGAGTTCGTCCTTAGAGCAAAGCAAGATCCTGCATTCTTCTTGCATGAGCCATACTTTATCGGAGATTTTAAACCTTATCCGCTGCAAGAGGAAATCTTCGTAGAATTTTTTACAGGAGGCTATAAAGAGTTTGATGCAGTCGGAGGGCAAGGTGGAGGAAAGTCAGCTTTGGGTTCCTTATTTATAGCGTACGATGCGCTTGATTTATTAACTCGCATCGATCCAGCAAAAGATTACGGTCTTGCATCGCATAGTCTCATCACACAATATGCTATCGCACGTTCGATCGATCAGGCGGCAGATACAATCTTTCACGAGGTGAAAGAAAGGATAGTTTCTCCGTTCTTCTTAGATTATAAACCAAGGATAAAGGATTATAAGATAACTTTCAGGAAGCATTCTGACATTCAGATTTGTGCGGGAGGAGCCGTTTCAGCAGGTAGTCTTCTCGGTCGGAATGTTAAAACTGTTGTTATGGATGAGATAACGTCTTACGATGAGACGAAGACTCAACGAGGTGCTTGGTCGGTATACTCCCGTTTAGGTAAGTCAACGAACCGTTTTGGTTTTGACGGTCATATTATCGCAATCTCGATGACTTTTCATATTAATGATATTATTATGACGCTAGTGCGACGAGGAAAACACAAACCGAAGACAATGACGAGAGCATTTACAACGTGGGATATGAATCCTACGAAAGCGCTAGATTCACCTGAGATGCAAGCTGAACTGGAGAAAGATCCTGCAACCTTCTGGAGAGACTACGGAATTCAACCTCATCGGTCGGTGGAGTCTTACTATCCGAATGTTGAGAGAATTAATATGAACGAACAGAGGTTGAATGTACTACAATTGCCTATCGACAAGATGAAGAATTTCATCGACCTAAAGCAGTCATACGTTCTCTCGGGTGATCCAGCAATTAACGAATGTGCATTCGGTCTGGCTCTTCTACATCGTGAAGATGATAAAACTATTTGTGATGGACTTGCTAAACTTGTACCGAAGAATAAGATTGAACTTAATCCAGTTGCTGTACGGAAACTTCTCGTAGGAATCTGTAAGGTCGTACCAGTAAGATTCTTCGTTACGGATGCCTGGTTTTATGTTGAAGCAATCGAAGAGATAAAGAATCTCGGAGTAACGGTGTTATTCAAACCTTTACGAAAGGAAGAGCATGATGAAACGAAGAAAGCCTTCTATGAGAAGACTTTTGAATTGTGTAATTATCAGCCAGTTATCGAAGAATTTCAGCAGTTGCTAGTATTAGACTCACGTCGTATCGGTGTCATCCGCGGTGGAAAGATTGACGTCGTGGATGCACTTACGAGAGGTTACTGGTGTGTGCAAAATCACTTGACCTTTCAAGGATTTCTGCCGCACATCGTGGAGGTCATTTAATGACAAACTTGAAATGCCGTGCGGGAAGGAAATTGCTTTTGAGAAATATACTCCTTTCTCTTTCAGCAATTGATCACCTCCTCTCAACGGCACAAGACTTTCGGGTGATTTAAATGGCGGGAAAGAAGAATGTGTTGGAAAGAGTCTTCGGAAAGATGACGAAGAAAGCACTGCAAACTATTGGTGCGCCAGCAACTATTCAAGCTCTCGCTTCAGCACTTGAAATCTCGAGACAAGATTTCAATAAGTATGAAGCACACCGAGAATTTTTGCGAATGGATCCTGAATTGAATAATGCATTGACTAGACTTGCTTTGCTGACACAGTTTGCTTACAAAGGTGTCATCGTACGAGCAGGTGAACAATGGACTGATGAGGAAAAACAACTACAGGAATTAGCGAACAAGGAGGCTAATGCGCTACTTTTCCGTGATAGATTTTTCTCGATAGCAAAACATCTGTTGAGGGATGGCGATGAAATAATGGTTGCACATATTGATGATGCTGATGGTATAACACAAATTCAACCGCTACCAATCTCAAAGACATCTATCGTAGAGAAAGATGACCAGATAGGTGAAATAGGTGCAAAGATTTTAGGTGCGAAGAAATATATCCTTAATGAATTCGACGAAGCTAATAAGCAAGTTTTTCCGCAGAATGACAATCAGCGAGTAATTCACGTAGCTCTCGATAATTTAGCGGAAGAAATTTATGATATTCACAATCGGTATACTTTCGGTGTCTGGTCTGAAAGTCCGCTAGATTGTCTGAAGACGAGAGTTCTCTGGAAGCAAGCAATCTTAATTACAGATATCCTATGGCGCTATCGTAACGTTCCGAGAGAAGTTCATGAAATTGATACGTCAATGTTCACACCAGAAAAGTTTCGAGGCGAAACTTGGGAAGATCAAGTTCAAGCTGCAATGACAGCAAAGAAGACTTATATGAGAGATTATGCGAATAGCATCAAGAAAAAGAAAGTTGACCAGGGGTATGTTATAGATCGCGGTACGAAGATTTATTATACGGAACCGAAGAGAGTTGCATACTCAGATCCTAATCAGCTTATCGAGCAAATTAACCGCTCAATTCGAGAAGGCATAGGCGCATATGAAGTCGGTAAAGGTACGTTTGCTTCAGAATTAGTCGTTGCAAGTTACGTTGTATTACTGCCTGACCTTTGTGCGTATAAGATTAAGACAGCATTGCTCGAATTACTGAAAATACAATTACGGAAGAAGCATAAGAAGAAAGAGGTTGAGTTGGATAAATTAGATATCAAGATAAGTCTCGTGTTAGATATCTTCCGCGTTGAAATGATTCGAGCGATGGCATTAGCAGCAGCCACTGCAACACATACACTCGATGAGTTGAGAGAAATCGTTGGAAAGGATCCGTTATCTGACGACCAGATTAAACGACTTGTTGGTTTGACAGAGAAAGGCGGACGAGCAGGCCAATATGCACAGACGCTTTTAGACCTTCTACGAGATACTACGAGACGAGAGGAACCTACGACACCTGTAACTCCCACATCACGTAGTGATAAACAAGAAACCTGAGGTGAGAACGTGATAATCACGTTCCTTGGTACAAGAGGAGATATAGAAGAAAGTTCGTTTAAGCATAGAAATACGTCAGCATTGGTAATTAGTCATAAAGCACAGAAGGTCCTCGTTGATTTTGGTCAAGGAAATACGAACTTTCCGGAAGGCATTACAGCGGTTATCATTTCGCATGCACATCCAGATCATGCTTTCGGATTGAAAGGTAGACGACTTGACGTACCGGTGTATCTCAATAAGTTTTCCAATAGGATATTGAAGAAAGAAGACTTTCCTTTTCGGCGAAAAATCTTCTGGCGAAAACCTTTTCTGATAGGCGACATCAAGGTCACACCAGTACCTGTTTTGCATTCGATTAATGCTCCAACGAGTGGTTTTATTTTTGAAGTAGACAATCGTAAGTTAGCCTACTTTCCTGATGTATTGATGATACGCAAGAAAGACGTTCTTCTCGGTGTCGATGTTTACATTGGAGATGGTGCAACGCTAG